CCACCATGTTGTAGGTTAAGCCCGTGCCCTGCGGATTTAGGATGAATAAGTAATAGCTCGACGTTACCGCTATTCCAACGATCGACTGCATCGTTATCGTCCAGCGTAACAGCACGAGGATAATGACGCCTAAGCTCTGCCAACTCCTCCTTATAATTGTAAACAAGTATGGTATTAGCATGTTGGTTTTCCTCAAGTAGATCGTCTAATAGGTCGAACTTGTGACTGCTAAACCACACCGGCGTTTGCGTTGTCTTAAACTGACCTGGCGTTGCTGTTGGTGTGACAGTCGTATCATAGACCCAGCCACCAGCCATCTGCTGTAATTTACCAGTCACTACCGCAGCGTTCTGCGCAACAACTTCGGCTGATGGGAACTGCACAACAAAGTCGCGCTTCATTTTCTCATATAGCGTGCGATCCATGTCGCAGCGCATCTCAACAGTATGTAGCTCTGGCAGCTTGTCTTTATACTCACCCGCTTCTAGCACGAAGGTCGCAGGCTTGATCTTAGCCATCACGTTCTCAAGCGCTTTAGGTCGTGGCATCCACTCACCGTATTCAGGGTTGATCGGTATGAAGTAGGTCTGCATGAACGCGCCCTTGCTACGGCCTAACAGGTTCTGGTCGATAATCTTGCACTGTCCGAACACATCCTCAAGCCCGTTGCTGGTGAATGATCCTGTCAAGCCCCAGCGTATCTTTATCTGCTCAATGACTTTGAATAGCGCCTTAAAGCGTTTGCCTGATGGGTTCTTGAGTTTAGTCAACTCGTCAAACACGATGGCATCAAAGCTAAACTTCTGCTCGGACAACCATTGCAGGTTGTCGTAATTGATAACGACTATCGGCGCAGACGAATTGATAGCCAGAAGCCGTTGGGCTGGCGAGCCGACAGCCACAGATACATCCATTTGCGCCCATTTCTTAGCCTCAACAGGCCAGACATGTTCACAGACGCGCTTAGGCGCAACGACTAGAAACCGCTTGACATGCCCGTCCTTGACCATCGCCTGCATAGCTGTGAGCGAAGTGGCTGTCTTGCCTGCACCCACAGGCGCAAGCATCATCGCTCTGTCGTTAGCGTATAGGAAATCGGCAGCAAGTTCTTGGTAGGGTCTTAACCCCATTGCGCCGCCATTGCATCAGCGATGCCTTGATAAGTAGTTGATCGCAACTTCCAACGATCTTTAGATGGCGGCAATTTATTTTGCCCACTAGCTGTTTGATTACCGCGTCTAGTTTTATCATCGCCTTCTAGTTTATTAGTAGGAACTAATAAAGGTAAATTCTTTAGCCATAAACAAGTTTTTTTGCTGGCATCTTCGCCAAACCACCAAGGTTGTATAATCTGATCTGGCTTGCGTATACGGCTGCTAATAACACTGACTGGATTTTCTAACGCGATACGCCCGATTGGTGCGTTCATTAACGTCTGCACAAAATCTAACGCATCCTCTGTCAGCTTAGGGTCGCGCAGTCCTCGCGTTGTCCAGTGCATACCACTTACAGATAAGTATGTGCATGGTGGGTGCGCGATCATTAAATCCCACCCATCGTTTATAATGTCAAGAACATCGCCCTTATGGTGCGGTCCTGGCGAATCTGTAGGCAACAGATCGCACGACATAGCCGTATGTCCGCGTTTAATAAACGCATCGCGTACCCGCCCACTATATTCGCAAGCAACTAATACTTTTAATGCAGCCATTCTAACCCCAACGATTCAACCCATTCGTCAATTTGATGCACTGTCCACAAGCACGCATAAAGTTGGTTCTGCTCCTCCATCTCTAGCGCAAAGCGCTCTTGTAGCGCAGACAGCCTGCCGCCTTTAGCTTTAAGTTCTATGAACCACACATCGCCATTGGGCAGACACACGATGCGATCCGCTACGCCACGATGCGCAGGGCTGGCAAATTTGTACGACCTGCCGCCCATGCGAGATACATGCCAAACTAAATGACGCTCAACTTCACTTTCTTTCATGACTTCAGCATAGAGCATCAAGGAAGTGTTGACAACACCTATCTTGCGGCGTATTGTCTCTCTCCATTAACACACGAGGGTAATATGTCAGCACACAGTAGTATTGTCGGCGGTAGCACCGCCAAGCGCGTAATGGCCTGTCCTGGCTCTGTTGCGCTAGTTCAAAAGATGCCGCCGCAGCCTAGCAGCAAATACGCCGACACCGGCTCGCTGCTGCACAATGTCATGGCTTTTATTCTTGAGCTTGACGAAAAGCCAGAAGATTTATTAGGCACAAAATATCGCGGCGTTGTGCTTGAGCAAGAACATCTTGAAAACAAAATTTATCCTGCGCTGGCGCTGCTTGATGAAGTTGACCCTAATCGTGAGATGGAATATGAAGTCGAGTCTAGAGTTTATTTCGGCGATGCTTTACCAGATGTGTTTGGTAGCACTGATCTTATCGGTAGGATTGGCGATCGGGCTATTGTTCTCGATTGGAAGTTTGGTGATGGGATTGTTGTGGATGCTGAAGAAAATCCGCAACTAATGTTTTATGCCGCCTGCTCCATGCGCACTGAGCGCACACGGTGGGCGTTTGATAATGTAAAAGAAATTGAATGTATCATCGTTCAGCCACCTTACATTCGTCGCTGGATTACAACACCAGAACGTATTGAACGATTCGCTAAAGATTTAGTGATCGCTGTGCGTGCAGCGCTGTCGCCTAATGCGCCGCTTGCGCTAGGCGATCACTGCAAATGGTGTGCCGCCAAGCCAATCTGTCCATTGATGACAGGCCAACTCGAACGCGCTGTAAAGTCTGCTGTCAAGGAGCTAGATGCACAAGGCATCGCTGACTATCTAGCTAAGGCCGATCTGTTAGAAGAATGGATCAAAGACCTGCGTGCGCTTGCGTTTCAAATGGCTGAGGCAAATCAGCCTGTGCCTGGCTATAAGCTGGTTGCCAAGCGCTCAACAAGACAATGGGTGAACGAGGACGAGGCTAAGGCCAAGGCCAAGTTGCTTGAGCACCTACCAGAATCTGAAGTCATGGAGTCATCACTGATCTCCCCTGCACAAGCCGAGAAGAAGTTGAAGAAACTGAAACTTGCCTTGCCAGAGGATTCAGTGGTAGCCTTGAGTTCAGGCAACACGTTAGTGCCGGACTCTGATCCGCGCCCTGCCGTGTTACTCATCGGGCAGCAACTCACTGCTGCTCTTTCTAAACTAGTCTAAATTGGAGTCTACTATGTCTAATATCGTTGCTTTTTCTAAAGCTGGCCTGCCTGCCGTTCAAGACCTCGCGTCTACTCTGCGTAAGCTCGAAACATCTCAAGACGTTGGTTCTGTCATCATTAAAATGGACAAGACCGGCCATTGGGTGTTCGGTGCTGATCAGACTGAAGCCGAAGCTGATGCTCGCTGGGCGGTCAATCCGTTCAGCTTCACTCACGGCTTTATTGCTTGGGGTGACGGTGAAGTGCTAGGCGAGAAGATGGTAAGCATCAGCGAACCATTGCCCGATCTGGGCGTTGCGCCACCTGCCGCAAAGAAAGGCTGGGAAGCGCAGGTCGGTATGTCATTAAAGTGTATGTCTGGTGAAGATGCTGGAATGGATGCACGCTACAGCGTGACCTCTGTCGGCGGCAAACGCGCTGTGCAAGCACTGGCAGTGGCTATCGCCAATCAGGTGGAGAAAGACCCTTCTAAGCCTGTGCCTGTAGTGAACTTGAAAAAAGAACACTATCAGCACAAGAGCTACGGACGTATCTATACGCCCGTGTTTGAAATCGTTGACTGGATTTCAATGGATGGCGAAGCAAAAGAAGAAGAAGAAGCTGCGGAAGCGGTGACAGATGCGGGGGCATCAGGTCGTCGTCGTCGTAGCTAATCTGGTGGGGGCTGCCACCCAGCCCCCATTTTTAATACACTAGAGTAAATTATGAATAGAATTGAATTTGGAGATTGCCGCAGTATTATGCGTGCATGGGCGCAACAAGGTGTTAAAGCACAAACTTGTGTTACTAGCCCTCCTTACTATGGCCTTCGAGACTACGGTCACGAAGGACAAATTGGTCTTGAGCAAACGCCTGAAGAATATATTACTGCAATGGTAGAAGTATTTAGTTGTGTGCGTGATGTTTTAACAGATGATGGAACATTATGGTTAAACATTGGTGACAGTTATGTTAAAAATAAACAATTATTGATGATTCCTGCAAGAGTAGCTCTTGCGTTACAAAAAGATGGATGGATTCTTAGACAAGATATTGTTTGGCATAAACCTAATCCAATGCCAGAATCTGTGCGTAACCGTTGCACAAAAGCGCATGAATATATTTTTCTGCTTTCAAAAAACAAAGATTATTACTATGACAGAATGGCAATAGCGGAACCAGCAATATATGCCGAACAACATGCAAATAAAGCTACCTCATGGGGGCATAAAAAAGCTGATGCTAAAGTGAAAGGAAATATAGATAAATATAGATTGACAGGAATTGAAAATAATAAAACGTGTTTATCTGGTGGGCTAAAAAATAAGCGTTCTGTATGGACTGTAAATGTCAAACCGTATAAAGGCGCACATTTTGCAACATTTCCAACAGCTTTGATTGAACCTTGTATCCTTGCTGGCAGTCGTAAGAACGATATTGTTCTTGACCCATTTATGGGTAGTGGTACAACCGCGCAAGTTGCATTGCAGCATGGCAGGCAATATTTAGGCTGCGAATTAAATCAAGAATACGAAAAGTTACAGCAAGAAAGAGTAAGAAATGCACAGCTTACTTTGGCTTGATTTTGAAACCCGTAGTCGCCGCGATTTACCAAATTGCGGTGTCTACAATTACGCACAAGACCGCAGCACCGAAGTGCTGTGTATGTCCTATGCGTTTGACGATGAAGAAGTCCAGACATGGATACCATCGCAGCCGTTTCCTGAACGCGTAAAAAACCATACTGGAATGATCTACGCGCACAATGCTGCTTTTGAGCGTTTAATTTTCTGGTACGTCTTGCAGATCAACTTTAAGCTGGAGCAGTTTTATTGCACAGCGACACAAGCGCGTGCCAACTGTGCGCCAGGTTCGCTTGAGGACGCTGGTCGCTTCGCTGGCGCTAACATGCGCAAAGATCACAGAGGCGCACAGCTTATTCGCTTGCTGTCTATCCCTCGGCACGATGGCACATTCAACGAAGACCCTGAGCTAATGAAAGAGATGATTGCTTACTGTGAGCAAGACGTTCGAGTCATGCGTGCAGTCAGCCAGAGCATGAGACCATTGTCTGATGAAGAACTGGCTGACTATCACATTAACGAGCGCATCAATGATCGAGGCGTTAAGGTCGATGTGCCGCTCTGCTATGCAGCGATGCAGTATGCAGCGAAAGAACAAGACGACATACAACAAATAGTTCGCGATGTCACCAACAACGAGATCACCTCAGTACGCTCGCCTAAGATGCGTGACTGGGTGGCTGCACGCTTAGGTGCTGAAGCGCTGAAGCTGATGCGTGTATATAAAGATGGCGAGCCGAAACAGTCTATTGATAAGAGCGTTCGCGCTAACTTGCTTGCTATTGAAGACCCTGAGCAAGTGCCACCAGATGTTAAAGAAGTGATCCAATGCGCTGATGACTTGTGGGCATCATCGGTCGCTAAGTTTGAGCGCCTGTCTAATCTAGCTGACGATGAAGATGAACGAGTGCGCGGTGCGTTCGTGTTCGCTGGCGGTGCAGCTACAGGCCGTGCATCTAGCTATGGCGCACAGGTGCACAACTTCACCCGCAAAGTAAATAAAGAGCCAGAAGCCACGCGACAGGCAATGGTGCGCGGGCATGAGCTTGTGCCGAAGTACGGCAAGCGTATCACCGATGTGCTGCGCGGTATGCTGCGCCCTGCATTGATCCCAGAAAAAGGCAATGTGTTTGTCGTGTCTGACTGGAACGCCATCGAAGCGCGTATGAACCCGTGGCTATCCAATGAGCCAGAAGCCGAAGCCGTGCTTGATGTGTTTCGCTCAGGCGCTGACTTATATATCAGACAGGCCACTGGCATGTTTAATGTCGCCGAGAGCGCAGTCACGCCAGAACAGCGCCAGCTATCAAAGGTCGCGTTGCTTGCTTGCGGATACGGCGGCGGGCTTGGTGCGTTCACTGCGATGGGTCGAGCTTACGGCCTTGTGATGCAAGAGTCAGAGTCTAAACGTACGGTGGACGCATGGCGCAGGGCTAACGGCTGGGCTGTGCGCTACTGGCAGAACTTAGAGATCGCCTACACCCGTGCAATGCGCAATGCAAATAAAGAATTTCACGCTGGGCGTGTCAGCTATATGTATGACGGTCAGCACCTATGGTACGCTCTGCCGTCTGGCCGTATCCTTTGTTACCCGTTCGCCAAACTAGAAACCGATGGAGTTACTTATGCCAAAGCAAGCTGGAAACCCGATTCTAAAGCAGAAACTTGGCCGCGTGCGCGGCTCTGGAAAGGCCTCGCGGCAGAAAACATCTGCCAAGCAGCCGCCAACGATATCCTCAGACACTCTCTCAGAAATATCTCCGGCTGCGTTCTCCATGTCCATGACGAAATCGTCATCGAGTGCAGCGCCGAAGAAGCCGAGAGCAAAAAAGCAGCCCTTGAAGCTGTCATGGTTTCAGCGCCTGATTGGGCGGTGGGTCTCCCTCTGGCAGTAGAAGCGAAAGTTATGACCCGTTATGGGAAATAAAAAAAGCCCCCTATTTGCGTAGGGGGCGAGTCACACACTAGGAGCAATGATCATGAACAACTTTGTCGATTTCCTTAAGAAGTTACCCCCTGAAGGAGAGACGGCTCTCTTTGTAAAGCAAAAGCCCAAACTTGTCAATGGCGAGCAGCAATTTCACGGCGACGGCTCGCCTAAGTACACATGGCCGCCATTCTTGCCTGATGGCTACACAGGTCGGGGCGCATGGTATGGAAATACTGGCAGCTTCATTCTCGACCGATTCAAAGATGGCAAGCTGTCGGCCTCTCGCGATAATTGCACCCACGTTCTGGTTATGGTGCTTGATGACATCGGCACAAAGTCAAAGACCCCACCGCTTGAACCAACCTGGAAGATCGAGACCTCAACCGATAACTTCCAATGGGGCTACGCCTTCGGGCTTGACGATCAGCCGACCACAGGCGAGTTCTCTGCCGCGATCAAGGCGATCGCTGACGCAGGATACACCGACGGGGGCGCAATCAATCCCGTGCGCAACTTCCGCTTGCCTGATAGCGTCAATCTAAAAGAAGGCAAGGGCGGCTTTAAGTCTAAACTTGTTGAGTTCCACCCAGAGCGCGAGTTCAGCTTGCGCCAAATCTGCGAGGCGTTGCAGGTCACCCCTGCCGAGGCGGATACCGCACAGATGCAGAGCATACGGCTTAAGGACGACGGGCAGGACGCGATCTTAGGCTGGCTCAATACTCAGGGCTTGGTGCTGTCTAGCCGCAACCCTGAAGGTTGGTATGGCGTTGCGTGCCCTAATAAGGACGAGCATAGCGACGGCAACCCAGAGGCACGCTATCACCCTGTTACGCGCTCGTTTAGCTGTTTTCACGAACACTGCGGCGACTTGACCAGTGCCCGCTTTCTGGCATGGTGTACCGAGAACGGCGCACCGCAAGTTCAGACAGGCTTACGAGACGACCTGCTCGCTGCTACAATGACCGACACCCTGTCAAAATTGAAGCCCACCGATATGTTCCCAGATGAAGCTACCAAACTAATTGAAGAAGTAGACCGAAAAGAGTTAGGACGGGTGGAAAAGGCGGGTTGGTATGAGCGTTTTGCTTATCTGCAAGACGATGATGCTTATTTCGATCTCTCAGAGCGTCGAGAGATCGCCCGCTCTACGTTCAATGCCTTGTTCCGTCACATTCCCTGCAAGTCAATTCATGACGGCAAGCGCCGCGTAGAGGCGAGCGTCTGCTTTGACGAAAACAGGCAGCAGATGGGCGCACGCTGTTTGATCGGCGTGACCTATGCGGCTGGCGAAGATGTGCAGGTGGCTCGCGATGGCTTGCCTTACGGCAATAGATGGAAAGACGCGCGCCCAGAAGTTCAAGCGGGTGATGTGTCGATGTGGCTGACGCATTTAGAGCGTATGATCCCCGAGCCGTTCGAGCGTGAGCACGTTCTAGATGTGCTGGCGTACAAGCTACAACACCCAGACGTTAAGATTAACCACGCGATCCTACACGCAGGGCGAGCAGGGTCAGGCAAGGACTCGCTTTACGCGCCGTTCTTGTGGGGCATCGGCGGCGATAAGCTGGTGAACGTCTCCATCGTGCGCAACGAGGAACTTAACAGCGCGTGGGGCTATGCGCTCGAAGCTGAAGTGATGCTGATCAACGAGCTTCGCCAGGCTGAAGCCAAAGACCGCAGAGCGCTTGAAAATAATTTGAAGCCACTGATTGCCGCGCCGCCTGAACTTTTGAGCGTAAACCGAAAGGGGCTTGCGCCTTACTACGCGCTCAATCGTTTGTTTGTTCTGGCATACTCTAACGAGCGTGCCGCGATTAGCTTGCCTTCAGATGATCGTCGCTGGTTTGTGGTGTGGTCAGATGCCGAACGGCTCGACGAAGCAGACAGCCGCAAGCTGTGGGCTTGGTACAAGTCCGGCGGCATGTCTGCCGTGTGCGCTTATTTGTACGCCCGCGATGTGTCCAGCTTTAACGCTGGCATGACTCCACCGATGACCGAGGCGAAGCAGGTGTTGATTAGCTTAGGAATGTCTACTGCTGAGTCGTATCTTGTTGACCTGATGCAACGGCGTGAGGGTGTGTTCGCTAAGGGTGTCATCGGCTCGCCGTTCCACACTGTTTGCGACGCGCTGACGGGCTATGTGCCCGCAGGGGTCAAAGTGCCACAGGCTGCGCTACTTCACGCGCTGCGTGAGGCGGGTTGGGTGGATCGCGGGCGCATACAGTCGACCGACTATACGACAAAGAAACACATATTTTGCGCCCCTGAGCTTGCCAGCATGAGCAAGTCAGAATTGCGCCGTATGTGCGAACCCGCGCCAGTAGTCGGCAACGTGATCCCGCTTAGAAAGTGACCTAGTGTGCCCCACTGACTCCGGCGGTGGGGCTTTTTTTATTCTTTAGTTTCAAGTAAGAACATGAGGCAACAGATGGCGTGCGCTAGATGGCTTGCGCCTGTCTCGCTGTCATTGGCTTCGCCCGCTTTCCATGCCCAGATGTGGCGCTGTGCTGCGTCAAAATATCGCCGTTTTGCTTCTGGCACATATCGCCAGTTGTCCGGCGCGTACTTGGTCGCGCCATAGGTCAGCACCTCGACCGTTTGCCGTAGGGCATCGGGTGGCAATAGTCCATATTGCAGTTTGCCCGCGTCGAACTTGCGCCCGTTGGTGTCATCGCTTATTGATTTGGAGTCAACCCAATATCCTTTTTCTTTGCCAATTTCTATTACTCGGTTAAACATTTCTTCAGTGGCTATTACGTTGTTTTCATTTTGCATGGTGCTGATTGCTCCCGTGTCGCCCTAGTATTGAATTTATGCCCTCGCGCGTTAGACTTTTCTGTCTATAAAACTCAGGGTCAAGGTCAAGGATCGCGCAATAGTACTCGAACCCGCCAAGGTCGCCCGTATTGTACGCGCTTAGGCGTTGCCGTTTGGGGTCTTGGTGCGTGTCAGGGTCACGCGCCCATGTCACGGGCTTGTTTATCCACTCGAACGCCTGGCGGCGTATGGTCTCAGGGTCTACGCCGTCTGCGCTGGACATGGCGCGAAGGTCTTTGAAGGCTTGCAGGATCACTGCGGCTGCAAGCCCTCGATATCCTGCGACGTTAAACTCCTCGGTCATGCACGCGCCCTGATAAATTCGGGTATAAAATCGTCCTCATTCATCTCAATCACTCGCGCTGCTTTGCGCATCACTCGCGCGGCTCGCTCCATCTTGCGCACGAAGTCGGGGTGAGTGTTTGGAATAATTGCCAAGCCTTCTAAATATGTGGCGTGCGTTTTTAATTCGTTCAGTACGTCGAACGGATTCTTTTTAGCCATTGGTGATGTCCTCGAGTGTGGTTGCAGGGTCAATGTTAACACCCATGCGTTCAAGAAAGATATAGCCTTCAAACACTGCGCGTGTTAATTCTGCCGTGTTGCCAGTGGTTGCGGTGTCTAATACTTTTTTGAGCATTTGCGCGGTGTGCATTTGGTTTGATTGCGCATCTGCCAAGCGCCCGAACAGCTTAGCGGCTGCGGTAAAATTTTCAGCGTAAGCAATGCGCTCGGCTTCGTCGGGCGGTAGATTTAACATTTCAATAGCCATTGTTTTGTTTCCTGTTTGTGTGCCATAAATTCGGCATTGCTGCCAGTTGTTTAAGTCGTGCGAGTTTATATTCAAAAGGGCGGTCTTTCGGCTTGTTGGTGTCGGTGTCGTACCAGCCAACGTATCGGCAAAAGGTCGCCAGTGCGTCGACGGTTGACGCCTCACGGGTGAGGTGGCGCAGATAACGCTTTTCGCGCTCGGTCAGTTCGACCTTGTACAATTCATTGTTGCTCATAATATGGCTCCGGCTCGGTTGTAGGGATTTCAAAGACTTCGGTTATTATCTCATTATTTGTGACTGTGAGCCCTAGATAATGGTCGACTGCGTTTGAGTAAGTGCCGGAATAATACGCCCGCCAGATTGCGCCCGCGTTGGTTTTTAGCTGTAAAGTGATCATTGTTGCACCTGCTCGAGAATAACATCGACATAGCCATCGTCTAACCATTGCTGACATATAGCGCGTGCTTTAGTGAGGTTGTCGCCCTCGTAATCGGCAACGCCGCCAACCCATACGATATAGAGTGTGCTCATAGCTCAAGCCCTCTTATTTTCATCTCGTCGCGCAGGTCGTAGGTGCTAACGTTCTCGTATCCATCGAAGCCCCAACGCAAGAATTCCTCAAGCATTGCGGTAGCGTCGCCGCGCTCGAAATCGTCGGCGATTAACGCCTCGATCATTGCTGCGCGTTCGTCTTCCTCTCGCGCTTGGATTAGTGGCGCGTCTACAATTTCTTCTGGTGTGTTCATGGTGTAAGCCTCTGTTAAATTTTAGCTAATTCGTGAAAATAAATAGGCGCTTCCGTTTCTGCGTCTTGAACGTATAGCGTCGGGTTGTTGGTGAATTCGTGCGATCCTTCCTGCCCTATGTAATAGTCGACCGTGCGACCGTCTAGAATAAACTGTTGATGCCAAGCGGTTTCTCCGCCGCCCATGTTAGTGACAGCGAAGCCGTATTGTTCAGGGCTAACGGTAAGCCGTTCGCATGTGGATTGCGTCGGGTCACTTATCCAGCATTCGTTATCTAGAAAACTGAGCGTTTGTTTACCGTCAAAGTAGCCAATATATTTTAATTCGCGCATGGTGTGAGCCTCTCAGTGTGTGGTGTGTGTGTGTGGTTAGAATTGAGCGAAAACGTAAGCACCGGCGTCTGTCTGACCAATAACGCAAGTATTGTCATTAAGATAGGCTTCAACGTCGGCATCGTCGTCTAGGCCATAATCTGCGCGGATTTCATCGGCGGTAAGCTCTGAGTACTCGCAGCAAATGCCGACGGGATCAAGCTCGACGGGGTCGCACATGTCATCAAAGTAATTAAACAACATGCCGAGAGCGTCATAGCTGAATTGATCCTTGCGACCGTAGCGAACGAAAGCATCGCGGAATTGTGAAGCGGTGCTGATGGTTTGAATGATCATGTTAGTGGCTCCAAGTGTGTAGTGTGTACGGGATAAAGTGTAAAAGAGTTTTTAGCGGTGGTGTGTTAAGAATTGTCAGCGCTGATGATTGTGAAATCATCGGCAGTCAGTGTCTTATCCATAAAGTACCCTTTAGCAACATAAGCGGGAATTGTTTCGCGCAAATGCTTTTCGGCACGGGGTAAGCGATCGAATATACCATGCACGGCTAAAGTATTCTTTTTTTCTACTATCTTGTACATAAGTCACCTATTAAAGAGAAAAGAAAAAGACAGCGAGACAATAGAAGAACGCCGCCATTGTCACGGCGAGAGTTATTTCCGAAACCCGTAGCCAGAAGCGTTCACACTTGCAAGGCTTTGGGCTGGTGTCGATGGCTTTGTAGTCGTGGGGTATCATTTTGGTGCTCCTGTTAAATGCCTAGTAATTTGTTGTGATGCGCGGCAATGATCGCTTGCGCGTCATCGGCATTGACGGCAATGCCTAGCCATTCGCCACAAAAGCGAACGACTAACTGCGCGGTAGGATAGCCGCAAAATTCACGGCTTAAGGTATATCGTTTGTCAATTGGTTGTTTCATGCTCGTTTGCTCCGTGTTGGTGCGCGTCCGTGCGCGTGGTGTGTGTGTGGGTTAAATTTTAATTTGTAATTGAGTTTCAACATAATGGTTTGCGTATACTTCGTGTGAAAAAAACACGCGCGTCAAATAATCATTATTTGGTAGACCGTATTCAGTGTCATACACTTCTACGCAATATGGGTATTCGTTGCCAGCGAGGTTATAAATAATGGCAGTCAATTCATTTTCGCTGCTCGTATATTCTGTTTTCATGCTCGTTTGTTCCTGTATGTTGCGCCGTGTTGGCGTGAGAGAGATACTAGCAAGCTGATTGTTAAGGAACGTCAAGAGATTGCAAAGTTTTGTTAAGATAAGTAATGCCTAAGCTATCAATTAGCTATTTTCTAAGCGGCAAGAAACAAGGCGCGGCAAGGCATTAAGCAAGATAAGCATATAGTTTTATTAACTTTAAAAAATTAATGTATACTGTATAAGCGTACAGTGTATTGTGTACGGTGTACGTTATGGCGTCGACTAAAATCAGCATGCTTAGATTGCTGGATTGCTTATATCTGCTCGCCGCATGCCACAAAGCACAAAACACGCGGGCGCGTGCTGATTGCTTATAATGCTTTACTTGCCTGATTGCTTATATTGCTTTGCTTGTCTTATTGCTTAACTTGCTTATTGCCATATGGCCACACGGCCGCATGCCTGCCTGATATCAGCATGCTTAGATTGCCTGCTATCCGCTAGCCGTTAGCTATCAGCTAGAAGCTGGCAGTTTCCAGGAAATAACTGCCTGAGCAGAGACTACCCCCCCCAGGTCCGAGCGACAGGTCTATATAGATATATGGTGTCAGACAAAATTTTTTTATTTTTTAGCACCCAGCCCCAAGCCACATGCTAAACTGCCCGCACGCTCACATAGCACAACTGGCAGTGCAACTGACTTGTAATCAGTAGGTTGGGAGTTCAAATCTCTCTGTGAGCACCACTTGCTTTATGCGCTTCGTTTCTGCTATAAGCCTGCTATGTTTCAATCTCTACCGTTGACAGTGCGCAAGATCGAAGCCACCGAAGCGCGACTGGAGGCAATCTATAACGCCTCACGCAAAGGCTTAAAAGGCGACGCACTGGCTCTAGCCGCAGGCATGTTGCCCACAGAGTACCGTCAGTTGTGTCAGTTTGACCCCTTGGCTGAGATGGCTGCGCTTAAAGGCAAGGCTGACGCCGAGGCGGAAATGGCTCAAGTTGTTGCTGATGCGGCACGCGGTGGCGACTACAAAGCAGCGCTGGCGATCCTCAACCATCGCCACGACTGGACGCCGAAACAAGAGGTCAGCGTGGACGTCACGCACAAGATCAGTATTACTGAAGCGCTGCGCATGGCGCAGGAACGTGTCAGCACAGGGCTGACGATTGATGCAGAACCGGCCAACCCGCTACTTAAATAATGCAGACACCTATATATAGTGCGCAGGAAGAACAGGAGCTAATGGCTCGACTGTGGGAGCCTGCGCTCAAAGATGACCCTGAAGCCTTTGTGCTGTTTGTGTTTCCTTGGGGCCAACCAAACACTCCGTTAGCTAAGTTCAACGGCCCACGTAAGTGGCAACGCGAGGTGATGCGCACAATCAAGCAGCACATCATCGACAACCAAGGCAAGCTGGACATGAACACGCTGCGCGTGGCGGTTGCGTCAGGTCGCGGTATCGGTAAGTCTGCGCTGGTGTCTTGGCTGATCTTGTGGATGCTGTCTACCCGCATAGGCTCAAGCGTCGTTGTGTCTGCGAACTCAGAAGCCCAGCTACGCTCTGTGACTTGGGGCGAACTGACTAAGTGGTGCGCAATGCTCATCAACAACCACTGGTGGGAAATATCGGCAACTAAGGTCGTGCCAGCCAAGTGGGTGACTGAACTGGTCGAACGTGATCTTAAACTCGGTACGCGCTACTGGGCGGCGGAAGGTAAGCTGTGGAGTGAGGAGAACCCAGACAGTTACGCCGGTGTGCACAACCACGCAGGCATGATGTTGATATTTGACGAGGCGTCGGGTATTCCCGACCCGATCTGGTCAGTAGGCGCGGGGTTCTTTACTGAGAACATTTTGGATCGTTACTGGTTCGCGTTCAGTAACCCGCGTCGCAATCAGGGGTATTTTTATGAAGCGTTTCATTCAAAACGTGACTTTTGGGAATCTAGGAATATCGACTCACGGACTGTAGAAGATACCGACAAGAACGTATATGAGCAGATTATATCGGAATATGGCGCTGACTCGCCTCAAGCTAAGGTCGAGGTTTACGGCGAGTTCCCAGCATTTGGGGATGACCAGTTTATTAGTGCGGGCATGGTTGATGAAGCCGTCAAACGCCAACCTTATAAAGATACATCAGCGCCTATCGTCATCGGCGTTGACCCAGCGCGAAGTGGTCTTGACTCCACCGTCATTGTTGTTCGGCAAGGGAGAGACTTGGTTGCAATCAAACGCTTTCGAGGTGACGACACGATGACCACTGTTGGTCATGTAATTGATGCCATCGAAGAATACAAGCCAACGCTAGTAGTCATGGATGAAGGTGGTCTTGGGTACGGCATACTTGACAGACTAAATGAACAAAGGTATAAGGTCAGGGGTGTAAATTTTGGCTGGAAGCCAAAAAACCCGATAATGTGGCTAAATAAACGTGCCGAGCTATGGGGCGCAATGCGCGAATGGCTAAAGACGGCAAGTCTACCACAAGACAAGATGCTTAAGAGCGATCTGACGGGTGTTAAGAGTAAGCCAACATCTTCGGGTGTTGTGCAGTTAGAGTCAAAGAAAGATATGAAGGCGCGTGGCCTAGCATCACCAGATGCCGCTGACGCGCTTGCAGTAACATTTGCATATCCTGTAGCAAGCAGGACATATGTTGATAAGTCTCCGCGTCGCGTCAGTCAACTGGGCGGTGGCGGTGTATCTAGCAGTTGGATGGGGTCGTAATGCCTTTAGTCAAATCGTCAAGCAAAGCTGCGTTTCGTAAGAACGTCGCGGCTGAAGTCAAGGCAGGCAAGCCTGTGAAACAGGCCGTTGCCATTGCGTATTCAACCAAGCGTGCTGCTTTATCTAAGAAGAAATAATGGCAACTGATTACACTGGTATCAATGCGGCCGCAGCAGTTGCTGTAGGCGGAAAGAAAAAGAACCGCGACAGCGACGCTGACATTCTATCGGTAGCCCGTGATCGCCTAAACATGGCGATCTCAGCGTATTCCGAGTCGCGTGAGGACGAGCAAGACGACCTTAAGTTTTATGCTGCATCGCCGGACAATCAATATCAATGGCCCGCAGATGTATTAGCTACACGCGGTGCGGTACAAGGTCAAACGATCAATGCCCGTCCGTGTTTGACTATTAACAAGCTGCCACAACATGTAAAACAGGTCACTAATGACCAGCGCCAGAACCGTCCAAGCATCAAGGTCATTCCAGTGGATGACAATGCAGACGTTGAGGTGGCAGAAGTATTTAACGGAATGATCCGTCACATTCAGTATATTTCGGATGCTGATGTGGCCTACGATACGGCCTGTGAGAATCAGGTGACGTTTGGTGAAGGCTACATCCGCATCCTAACGGACTATTGTGACGACAACACGTTCGATCAAGACATCAAGATCGGGCGCGTTAGAAACAGCTTCAGCGTGTACATGGACCCATTGATTCAGGACCCCTGCGGCATGGATGCTAAGTGGTGCTTCATTACTGAAGACATCACTCGTGAAGAATATGATCGCCTATACCCGAACGCGTCTCCTATATCTACTTTAGAAACACTCGGTGTCGGCGATCAATCTATATCTCAATGGATTAACGAGAATACTGTCCGTATTGCGGAGTATTTTTACATTGAGTACGACCGTGCGACGTTGAACCTGTATCCAGGCAACGCAACGGCCTTTGAAGGCACGCCAGACGACAAACAGCTAAAGGCGCTGTATGGTAAGCCGCTGAAATCCCGTGAGTCTGACCGCAAGAAAGTGAAGTGGTGCAAGATCAACGGGTATGAAATCCTAGAAGAACGTGAGTGGGCGGGTAAATATATCCCCGTTGTGCGCGTCATAGGTAACGAGTTTGAGGTGGACGGCCGCATTTATATTAGTGGTCTGGTTCGTAACGCTAAAGATGCACAGCGCATGTACAACTATTGGGTATCCCAAGAAGCTGAAATGCTGGCATTAGCCCCTAAAGCTCCATTCATCGGCTACGGCGGGCAATTTGAAGGCTACGAAAATCAATGGAAGACTGCAAATACGCAGAATTGGCCGTATTTAGAGGTCAATCCAGACGTCACGGACGGCCAAGGGGGTGTTCTACCCCTGCCTCAACGTGCACAGCCTCCAATGGCCTCTAGCGGCCTGCTACAGGCCAAGTCTGGAGCCTCTGAGGACATCAAGTCAGCCACAGGGCAGTACAATGCATCGTTGGGGATGACGTCTAATGAGCGATCGGGCAAGGCTATTCTGGCTCGCCAAAAAGAAGGCGATACGGGCACATATCATTATGTTGATAATTTGGGCCGTGCAGTTCGCTATGTGGGTCGTATCATTATTGATTTGATCCCAAAAATCTACGATACGCAGCGAATTGCTCGTATTATTGGCGAAGATGGCAAGGTTGAACATGCAAAGATCAACCCAGAGCAACAAGAACCAGTTAGAAAGATTGTTGACCAAGCCGGTATTGTAATTGAGAAAATTTACAACCCAACAGTAGGTAAATATGACGTTATGGTTGAAACTGGCCCTGGCTATGCCTCTAAACGTCAAGAAGCGCTAGATGCCATGTCTCAGCTGCTACAAGGCAACCCACAACTGTGGGCTGTGGCTGGCGATCTGTTTGTCAAGAACATGGACTGGCCTGGCGCTCAAGAGATGGCGAAGCGCTTTGCTAAGACGATTGACCCAAAAATCCTTGAAGATGACGACAAATCACCTGAACTTCAGGCTGCTGAACAGCAAATGCAGGCGATGGGCCAAGAATTGGATCAGTTGCATCAGATGTTGCAGCAAGTGGGCAACTCTATGGAAGCCCAAGAGCTACGAATTAAGGAATACGAAGCCGAAACTAAGCGCATTAGCGCAGTTCAGGCGGGGATGACACCAGAACAGATTCAGGATATAGTAATGGGGACGATTCATGCGGCAATTGACACAGGCGACGTAGTTGCTGGTCAAGTTCCACGTGAAACACCTATGATGCAACAGGAAATGCCCCCAGAAATGATGCAACAAATGCCACCACAAGGTATGCCACAGTGAAAGCCGCTGATTTCGTAGGATATTTGTTTCTTGCTCGTGATGTTACGCACAGCGTGCATCTGAACACTCGTAGTTATGCCAAGCACAAGGCGTTACAGGAGTTTTACGAAGGCATTATCGACCATGCAGACACGTTTGCTGAAGCCTATCAAGGCCGCAAGGGTCTGATTGGCCCAATCTCACTAATGTCAGCTAAAAAAACGGGCAATGTGGTTGAATTTTTGGAAGATCAGTTATCTGAAATTGAAAAATGCAGATACGAAATTGTCGATAAAAGTGACTCGTCGTTGCAACAGTTGATCGACAATATTGTCGAACTGTACCTGTCTACACTGTATAAACTCAAATTCTTGGCGTAACACATGGCGTTGGTACTTAAAGACCGTGTTCGGGAGACCTCTACAACCACCGGCACAGGTACTTTTACGCTGGCTGGCGCTGTAGCGGGCTTTCAATCATTCTCTGCAATCGGCACTGGCAATAGCACGTACTATACGATTGTCATGTCAACCGACTGGGAAGTCGGTATTGGCACATGGACATCACCTAATCAGTTATCCCGCGACACTGTATATGAATCCTCTAACAGTAATGCTTTAGTCAACTTCGGTTCTGGCACTAAAGATGTATTTGTCACCCTGCCTGCTGAAGCGGTAGGCGGTGGAAGCATTACTGGCTCAGGCACAACAAATTACATCTCTAAGTTCACCAATTCTTCAGTCATCGGCAACAGCCTTATCTATGACGACGGCTCTAATGTTGGAATTGGCACAAGCTCACCTACTCATAAATTAAGCGTAATAGGAGATATTCGGACAACTAACTCTTTATTAATTAGTACTTCATCTAATCAATATTTAGGCAGTCCAGCAAGACAAGTAGTTTTAATATCTGACTTTGATCTTGAATGGGGTATAGCAGTACAAAACGCTCAAATTGGGACATCTTATGGCGTAAGTCTTGATGTCGATAATTCAGGATCAGCGTACTTAGAAGCATATGTTCCTTTAGGTCAAGCGCTTAGTTTGGTTTCAAATTATGACGTTATAACTAGCTCCTCCAATAGTAACATTTTTCAAACTGACGGCTCTGAACGTATGCGCATCAACTCCTCCGGCAACGTAGGTATTGGTACGAGTAGCCCTAGCACTAAACTTGATATTGCTGGTGGCGCTAAGTTAGGGGCTGCTGGCACAGATACTATTACACTAACAGGACAGGTATCTGCAAATAGTAGTGTAGGCTCTGCTGGTCAAGTCCTTACTAGCCGAGGTGCTAACTTATCCCCTCAATGGACTACCGTAAGTGGAACCGGTACTGTCACTGCTGTTTCTGTGGTTTCTGCTAATGGTCTAGCAGGTACGTCTAGTGGCGGCGCAACACCAGCATTAACGCTATCAACAACAGTTGGTACTAGTATTGCCCCAGTACTATTAAAAGGTAACGGTACAGCTATTAGTGCGGCGGTTTCTGGTACGGATTACGCTCCAGCAACAAGCGGCACATCAATTCTTTATGGCAATGGTTCTGGTGGCTTTAGCCCTGTCACCATTGGTAGCGGCGTAAGTTTTGCTGGTGGTACTTTAAGTGCTACGGGTTCTGGGGGTACGGTTACTAATGTATCAGGTACAGGTACAGTAAACGGTATTACTTTGACCGGCAGCGTCAGCACAACGGGCAGCTTAACGCTCGGTGGTACATTGTCAAATGTTAGTCTTGCCACTCAAGTAACGGGTAATCTTCCTGTTACTAACCTTAATAGCGGCACTGGAGCTTCTGCGTCTACTTTCTGGCGCGGTGACGGCACTTGGGCAACTCCTGCCGGTGGCGGAACAATCACTGGCTCAGGAACAACCAACTACATCCCTAAATTCAGTAGTTCTACGGCTATTGGAAACAGCGTCATATACGATGACGGCACTAACATTGGCGTTGGTACAGCCAGCCCTGCCGCAAAATTGGATGTTGCTGGCGCAGTAAAAACAACGGGTGGTGTACTGCCACGCGCTGCATCAAGTGCAAACCAAACATCTCCGTGGGCTTGGAGCAGCGACAGTTATGATCAACAATCAATCACAGCACTAGCCAATGCTCTGACTATTAACGCTGATGCTGGGTCACCTGTTGATGGGCAGAAAACCACTTTCCGCATTAAGGATAATGGCACGGCTCGCGCTTTGACTTGGACTACTGGAACAGCTAAATCATTTCGTGCTATTGGAGTGACTTTGCCTACGACTACTGTAATTAGTAAAACAGTGTATATAGGTTGTATCTATAATAGCGCCGATAGCCGTTGGGATGTAGTGGCTGTTGCTCAGGAGGCGTGATGGTAATTAACTTTGAATTTACAACCCAGTTTGGCGTATTTCGTGATGCTTTGCATTTACCAGAAGATCACGGATTGACAGATGAGCAAATTGAAGCGCTAAAACTTGAACGCCTAAATAACTGGTTTGCCTTTGTAACCAGACCTGTGACTGAGGAAGTCTAATGGCTAATCGCTATTGGGTTGGTGGCACTGGTACTTGGGATACCACAACCACAACAAACTGGTCTACAGCATCTGGTGGAGCTGGTGGCGCATCTGTGCCTACTGCTGCCGATAGCGTTTTTTTCGATCAGGCTGGTACTTACACCGTAACTCAAACAGGTGCATTAACTTGCTTAGACATTACAGTCTCGGCAGGTGTTGTTACGTTTGCAACAGGCACAACCCCAACTCTTGCAATTAGCGGATCAATGTCACTGCTTGCTGGTACTGTTTGGTCAAGCACTGGCGCAATTACATTTAATGCCACCTCAACTGGAAAAACAATAACAACTAATGGCGTAACTATTTCTGCTGCAATTACCTTTAATGGTGTTGGCGGCGGTTGGACTTTAGGAAGTGCTTGGACATCTAGTGGTGGGTGGACAATTGTTGCAGGGGCGGTATCTACAGCTAATTATTCTGTAACTTGCAGTCTACTCACTAACTCTGGATCGTTAACAAGATCATTAAGTCTTGGGTCATCAACCGTTTCTATTGGCTCACTAAATTGGAATACAACTGCTGGGTTTACTTTTAACACTGGTACTTCGCAAATCAACATAACATTTAGCGGAACTACTAATTTTAATACGGGAGGATATACTTATTACAATGTTAAACTTAATCCAACTAGTTTTGGTACTGGTAATTTTAATCTTTCTGCTACATTTAATAATTTAGAGTTAGTCGTACCATCTACTGGAAATTTTCAACTATATGGTTTTGCGGCTAATCAAACAATCAACGGAACATTAACGGTATCTGGATCATCTGCTATTGGCAGAGCATTTTTGCGATCAAATACATTAGGCACAATTAGAACATTAACCTGCGCCGCTGTTTCTATTCCTGATTGTGATTTCCGAGACATTACATTAGCTGGTGCTGCTGCTGGGGCATCACCTACTAGAGCAGGTGACTGCGGTGGTAATTCAGGGATTACATTCCCCGCTGCAAAAACTGTTTATTGGAACTTAGCTGGGGTACAAAACTGGTCAGCTACTGGATGGGCAACTTCTAGTGGTGGATCACCAGCGATAAATAATTTTCCGTTGGCTCAAGATACTGCCGTGTTTGATAATACAGGAAGCGTTACAGGCACAATTACAATAGACGCAAGCTGGAATATTGGCACTGTTGATATGTCTGCAAGAACTAGCGCAATGACTTTGACGGCTGGTGCTACTACTACCCCAAGCATTTATGGAAATTGGATAAATGGTTCTGGCATCAGTACTACTGGTTCTGGCCCAATATTAGTTTTTACAAAACGTGGCGGTACTCAGACTATTACGTCTGCAGGTAAAACAATCTCTTTTGGTATTACTATTAACAATATTGGCGGTACAGTTCAATTATCAGATGCGTTTACTTTAAGTAATGCCCTAACACTCACTAATGGAACGCTTGACCTCAATGGTAAAACTGCAACATTAAGCACTTTTGGTACTGCAACAGGTACAAAAAATTTAACTTTTAATGGCAGTACGTTAATAATTACTTCAGCCAGCTCTGCTGCATTTAATAACGTAAGCCCTACAGGGTTTACAACTACAGCAGGCACTGGCACAGGCACAATCTCAATGACGTCTACTGGAACAAAGACATTTACTGGTGGCGGATCAACCTTTAATTGTACTTTGAATAGTGGCGGTGCTGGTGCGTTAACAATTAGCGGATCAAATACTTTTAATAACATTACTAACACAGTTCAACCGACCACGTTTAATTTTACATCGGGTACTACAACTACGGTTACAAACTTTAATGTAAGTGGAACATCAGGCAGCTTAGTAACACTTAAAGCATCAACCGCTGGAACGCAATTCACAATATCCAAATCTAGCGGAATTGTGTCATCAGACTACTTATCAATTACAGATTCAGCAGCGACAGGTGGAGCTACTTGGTATGCTGGTGCAAATTCAACAAATGTAAGCAATAATAGTGGATGGATATTTACCGCACCGCCAGTAACAACTAACACTGGCTCTTTCTTTTTAGTTTTATAAGGATAAAAATGATTACTTGGAATATTACGCAGCTAGACTGCAAGCCAAAAGAAGATGACTACACTGATGTAGTGGTCACGGCTCACTGGAACTGCTCTAGCAAAGAAGAAACCTACACTGGTTATGTGTATGGTACTTGCTCATTCCAGATGCCAAAAGGCGAATTTACGCCTTACGCTGATCTAACATTGGATCAGGTTCTTGGCTGGTGCTGGGCTAATCGCGTAGACAAAGACGCTACAGAAGCTGCGGTGCAGACCCAGATCGACAATCAAAAGAATCCACCCATTGTGACGCCACCGTTGCCTTGGGCAGTCTGATGATTATAAAAGACTTTTTGACGTCTTTGCAAAAATTGGTAAACTATGGTATACCGCAAGTAATTAACGGCTGATGGTGACGCATGTTTGGCTTTTGTTCAATGGCAGAACTTTCATTTGCGGAAGCGCCGATTGTGGTAGGCCCAACACCGCCAGGACCTGTCAGTAGTTTTGATTATTTAATTGAAATCCGTACATTTACGGACCGTAGGAGAATTTAATGTCGATTAACCTTAAAGCGATTACAACCCGTCTAGGGTATCAGCAGATAACTTCATTAAGTTCTGCTACTGGTCTAACTGTTCCTAGCAAAGACTTAAATGGTTTAGCATGTAAGCCATCCATTGCTATGATTACGCCCGAAACTCAAGGTGTGCGTTGGCGCGATGACGACGTAGACCCTACATCTAGCGTCGGTATGCCTTTGGCTGCTGGCACTACGCTCCAATACGACGGCGATCTGACCAAGATTAAGTTCATTGAACAAGTCGCTGGCGCTAAACTTAACATTTCTTATTACGCGTGAGGCCATCATGCCATCTGTTTCAAACGAATCTCCAGCCGTAAATTACGTCGATTATTTTACCAAGCAATTCCCCAAAGACTTGGCTCAAATGGCTGCTTTGCGCGACGAATTGGAGCAACGTCAAGGTGCGCTATCGGCTGTCGCTGACGCCAACAAGCTGCGTGAAGACGCCCAAGCCTATTCAGAAGGCGTTAAGGCGGCTGCTGACAGCCTAATGGCGGATACTAAAGCTAAAAACGCTGAAGCTACGGCTGCATTAGCTGATGCCAAGGCTCAACAGAAAGACCTAGACGCTCGTTCTGCTGCTTTTGAAAAAGACAGCGCGGCACGCGAAAAAACGCTGACTGCGCGTGAAAAGACTGTGGCTGATCGTGACGCATTTTTGGTTCAAAAAGATGCTGACCTGCAAGCTAAACAGGCCGCATTACAAGCCGCACAAGAAGCTCTCGACGCTCGTGTTAAAGCCTTCCAAGCTAAAGTTGCTGCTATTCAGGCATAAATAAATGGCAAACGTCAAAATATCTGGCCTTCCTACGGCTTCTACGCTTACCGGCGCAGAGCTTGTTCCTGTTGTTCAGAGTGGTGTAACGTCAAAAACAACAGTATCAGATGTGATGAAGTCAATATCGTCTACAGTTGCTACTTTACCTTCTGCCGCTACTGCTGGCGCAGGCGCAAGAAGATTTGTTACTGATGCTACTGCAACTACATTTGCTTCTACAGTTGCGGGCGGCGGAGCCAATAAAGTTCCAGTTTATAGTGATGGCACAAACTGGAAAATTGGTTAAACTTTATTGAGATAAACAAATGTCTTATTCTCTCTCGCTTTTTGCTGGTGCTGGTTGGCAATTCTTTGACAATAACGGCACGATCCTATCAGGCGGTAAGCTCTATACTTACTCGGCAGGCACAACCTCGCCACTGACAACCTATACCAGCAACAGCGGTAGTACGCTTAACCCTAATCCAATCATCCTTGATTCTGCGGGCCGAGTGCCTGCTGAAGTCTGGGTAAATAGCTCGTCAATCGCCAAATTTATACTTAAAACGTCAGCCGATGTGCTGATAGGCACTTGGGATAACATCCCATCGCTAGTGTCCTCACTAAACCTCACCGGCACAAATAACGGTGTGGTTTACTTTAACAGCGTGGGTACGTTTACTAGCGATACAAATTTGACGTTTGATGGCATTAACTTAGGTGTTGCTGGCGCTACAACTATCGGCTCCAACTTAAATGTTGCTGGTCCATCTGCCTTAACAGGCAATGTGACGGCTAGTGGTACGTTAAGTGTTACAGGCAATACAACTCTTAATAGCGCATTGACAACTTATGGCAATGCGTCTATTGGCGGTACGCTAAGTGTATCTGGGAATGTCATCAATACGCTAAATGTCACAGGTACATTGACAACTTCTGGTACGACTACATTAGCCACAGGATCGACGCTAACTGCTAGTCCTTCGGCAAGCGATAGCAGTACAAAAATCGCTACAACCGCGTTTGTAAAAACAGCTACTTTAGGCGCTGGTCAAACTTGGCAAAACGTAACTTCTAGTCGTGTATCTGGCACTACATACACCAATACTACTAATAGCCCTATAGCTGTAAGCGTAAGTCAATCTAGTGCAGGTGATTTTGACGCGACAGTAAATGGTGTGTCGATAATTGACAGCTATAGCTGGGCTAATTTTAGCGATCCAGACAATAGATTTTCGCTTTTCTTTATAGTTCCAGCGGGTCAAAGTTATGTAGTCACTGGAAGTATAATTCTTTGGACGGAGTTACGATAATGCCATATTACAAAGATACAGCAGATAATAACCGATTATACTGGCTAGATAGCGCAGAAGATCAAGGATTTTTGCCTGCAACTTGCGTTGGCATTACTGACGATGAAGGCAAAGCTATTGAAGCGGCTAATGCTCCAGTGCCCGCAGCCGTCACGCGAATCAGCCCTCGTCAGATTCGCATGGCGCTAACGCAGTTAAATTTACGTACCCAAGTCGAAGCGGCAGCGGCTGCTGGCGATCAAGACATGAAAGATTGGTACGAATATAGCACTTATTTTGACCGCAATCATCCGCAGGTTTTGGCAATGGCTACCGCGCTAAACGTAACTGACGCGCAACTTGACGCTCTTTGGGCTTTAGCCGCAACACTTTAACTATTGACAAACAGCTTGGTTTGCTGTAAATAAACTTCGTACTGGCCCGATCGACCAGGGATTCTTTGGAATCAAAATGACTGATGAAGTGCAAGCCCTAGCGGAAGTAGACTCCGCGCCAGAACAGGTTGTGACGGCTGAACCTGTAGCTGAAGAAGTAAGTACGCCGGAAGAAAAGCCAGTTGAGCAAGCGACCAAGACCTTCACACAAGAAGAACTGGACGCCGCCATTGGTAAGCGCCTCGCAAGAGAACAGCGCAAATGGGAACGAGAACAGGCCGCTAAACTTGCAGAAGTGCAAGCAAAGCAAGCTCCAAAGGAGATTCCGCCTGCCGATCAGTTTGAAAGCCCTGAAGCCTATGCGGAAGCATTGGCAATCAAAAAGGCTGAAGAATTGTTAGCAGAACGGGAACGCCAACGGCAGCAGACCCAAGCCCTGAACCAATATCATGAATTGGAAGAAGCAGCACGGGAAAAGTATAACGACTTTGAACAAGTCGCTTACAATCCTACACTGCGGATTACCAACGTGATGGCTGAAACGATCCAAAACTCTGAAATTGGCCCAGATATTGCTTATTATCTAGGTGCTAATGCCAAAGAAGCAGACCGTATCTCCCAACTGTCGCCCTTTTTGCAGGCCAAAGAAATTGGACGGATCGAGGCTAAATTAGCGTCTGATCCCCCCGTGAAACGTACAACTTCTGCACCACCGCCGATTACTCCCGTAACGTCGAGGGCTTCTGGAAATCCAACTTACGACACGACTGATCCACGTTCTACCAAGAACACGACAGCGTCGGAATGGATAGAAGCCGAAAGACTACGTCAGATTAAGAAATGGGAAGCGCAGCGCAACCGCTAACTTTTAGAGGATATTATGGCTAACTCACTACTAACTATTGATATGATTACGCGGAAGGCTCTCGAAATCCTCGAGAACAACCTCGTAATCACCCGTAACGTAAACCGTCAGTACGACGACAGCTTCGCTGTTGAAGGTGCTAAGATCGGTTCTACTCTGCGTATCCGCTTGCCGGATCGTGCTCTTGTAACTGACGGTGCTGCCCTGCAAACACAGGACGACAACGAACAGTACACCACGCTGTCTGTTGCTTCTCAAAAGCACATCGGCATCAACTTCACCAGCGCCGAACTGACCATGCAGTTGGACGACTTTGCTGACCGCGTGCTGAAGCCACGTATCAGCCAGTTGGCCGCCTCTGTGGACGCCGACGTTGCTAACGCTTTCAAGTATATTGGTAACAGTGTTGGTACTCCTGGCACAACGCCTGGCACTTCTTTGGTTCTGTTGCAAGCTCAACAGAAGCTGAACGAAAATGCCGCTGGCATGTCTCCTCGTTATGCCACAGTCAACCCAGCCGCTAACGCTGCTCTGGTTGAAGGCATGAAGGGCTTGTTCAACCCAACTTCTACTATCAGCAAACAGTTCAAGGCTGGCATGATGGGCGAAGGCATTTTGGGCTTGGAAGAAGTCAACATGTCTCAGTCGATCAAGAACTTCACAACTGGTACTCGCGGCACAACCGCTTCTGTTGCTACTTCAGTAACTTCTGAAGGCGCAAGCACAATTGCTTTGACTGTTGCTTCCAGCGGTCAAACAATCAAGACTGGTGACGTATTCACGATCTCTGGCGTTTACGCTGTAAACCCACAAACTCGTGAATCAACTGGTTCTCTGTTCCAGTTCGTTTCCTTGACTGACGTTACAGCCAGCGGTACTGCTGCTACTGTGACTGTTGCTCCTATTTACTCTGCTGCTCATGCTCTGGCTACTGTTGATGTGTTGCCTACTTCTGGCGCAAGCAACGTAACTTTCTTGGGTTCTGCTTCTACTGGTTATGCTCAGAATCTTGTGTACCACAAAGATGCGATTGCTTTTGCAACTGCTGACTTGTTGTTACCACAAGGCGTTGACATGGCTTCTCGCGCAGTTCACAACGGCATCAGCTTACGCGTTGTTCGTCAATACGACATCAACAACGACCGTATGCCATGCCGCGTAGACGTCCTGTACGGCTACAGCGTGATCCGTCCACAGATGGCCTGCCGCGTTTGGGGCTAATCGTAACGGCCCCTGTTTCGGCGGGGGCTTTTTGAAACTTTTTATTGGAGATATACAATGCCTATTCCTAATGGTTCTGGTGGGTATCAAATCGGTTCTGGTAACAACAGCGAAGTAATTCTTGGCTATTGCGCTGTTCCTCCTACCGCTACTGATACTGCTACTTTGACTGCTGCTCAAGTCACTAGCGAAATGTTGGTCTGCACTCCAACTGCTGCTGCTGTGTACACGCTTCCAACTGCTGCTTCTATTGATACAGCCGTTCCTAGCGCACGCGCAGGTAGCACGTTTGATTTTTCAATCGTAAACACTGCTGCTTTTACTACTAACTTGGCTCTCGGCACTGGCATCACCAATGGTGGCGGCGCTCTGACTGCTAATGCTGCTAGTACAAGTGCTACGTATCGTTTCCGTAAAACCGGCGACGCTGCGTATACTGTGTACAAGGTTGCTTAATCTGAATAGCCCCGCTTCGGCGGGGCGTTCTTAACGGAGAATCAACATGCCTAATACTCAAGCTACTGGTGTAGCTTATGCTGATCCACAAGTGAGCAGCGTAACTTTCACCACTGTAACTGTAGCCTCGTTGCCTACGGCTTCTACTGCTCTTAGGGGCATGAAGATGTTCGTGAGCGATGCTACTGCGACTACTTTTGCTTCTACTGTTGCTGGCGGCGGTGCAAACTACGTGCCTGTCTACTGTAACGGATCGAACTGGGTAATCGGCTAATATACGGGGCTTCGGCCCCGTTTCTAAATTATGCCTCTAATTTATTTACAACACCCCCAGCATGGCGTTAAAATAGCGACATTGGAACTGGAAGCCGAACACGACGAACAACACGGCTGGGAACGCTTCGACCCCGACACGCCTTCGGTTAAACAGGCGGCTCCTGTTGAGCAGGAAGTGACGAATCAGTTGCCGCGCAAGCGCGGCAGACAGCCTTCCGTACAACAGGGTGACGCATGACCACTACCGCTGGCGATCAAATCAATCGTGCATTACGATTATTAGGCGTATTAGCTGAAGGCGAGACGTCTTCGGCTGAAGTGTCACAGGACGCGCTGGTTGCATTTAACCAGATGATTGACTCGTGGAATACCGAAAAGCTGTCGGTCTATAACACGATTGACCAGACGTTTAACTGGCCTGCGGGCGAAATTCAACAGCACCTCGGCCCTACTGGGTCGGCTTTTGGCGGTTTTGATGGTATTCGTCCTATTTTATTAGACGACTCGACCTACTACCGCGATCCTGGCACAAACGTATCGTTCGGTATTAAGTTCATTAACCAACAGCAGTATGACGGCATTGCTGTCAAAACGGTAACTTCCACGTATCCACAAGTCATGTGGATTAACATGGAGTATCCGAACATTCAGATGACCGTTTACCCTAAGCCTACGCGCTTACTGGAATGGCATTTTATTTCCGTGCAGGAACTATCACAGCCTGCAACGCTGGCGACTGAATTAGCGTTTCCGCCAGGTTATTTGCGAGCGTTCGTATACAACCTAGCAATGGAACTCGCCCCTGAGTTCGGCGTTGAGCCATCAAATCAGGTGCAGCGCATTGCGATGACTAGCAAGCGCAATATTAAGCGCATCAACAACCCTGACGATATTATGTCTATGCCATATAGTCTTGTGGCAACTCGTCAACGCTTTAACATTTACGCGGGCAATTACTAATGAAGACGCCGATTCTAGGATCGGCGTATGTCGCTCGCAGCGTCAACGCTGCCGACAACCGCATGGTCAATCTGTTTCCAGAAGTCGTGCCAGAAGGCGGCAAAGAAGCTGCCTTCTTAAACCGTGCGCCTGGACTTCGACTTTTAACCACTATTGGAGATGGCCCGATTCGTGGGTTATGGACGTTTGGCGGAAATGGCTATATAGTTAGCGGTAATGAACTATATAAGATCAACTCGCTATACACTGCTACGCTATTAGGCACAGTTGACGGTACGGGGCCAGTCAGTATGGCAAGTAACGTCAATACGGCTGAAGTCGGTAGCAACGCGCAGTTGATGATTGCCTGTAATCCGAACTCGTACATTTACGACACAACTACAGGCACGTTCAGCCAGATCACTACTGATCAGTTCCGAGGCGCTAAACTCGTAGACTTTATCTCGCCAGGCTATTTCGTGGCGATGCAGTCTAATGGACTGACGTTTCAAATCTCAGCGATTAACGATGGCCTGACTTGGGATATTCTTGACTTCTCAACCGTTGATGGCAGCCCCGATGCGTTAGTCAGCATGATCGTTGACCATAACGAAATCTGGTTGTTCGGTACTCAATCTGTCGAAGTCTGGTATTACAACGGCGATGTTGACTTTCCTTTTGCCCGTATTCAGGGCGCGTTTAACGAAATCGGCTGCGCTGCGGCCTATTCTGTTGCCAAGTTGGATAACGGTCTATTCTGGCTAGGCGCTGACGCGCGTGGGCAGGGCATTGTCTATCGGTCTAATGGCTACACTGGCACACGCATATCTACTCATGCGATTGAATACGCCATCGCACAGTACGATGTTATTTCCGATGCTATTGCCTATACTTATCAGCAAGAAGGCCATTCGTTCTATGTGTTGACGTTCCCAACAGCCAACGCAACATGGGTATACGATGTCGCCACTCAAGCATGGCACGAACGTGCGTATTGGGAAAACTCACACTTTAACCGTCATCGCAGCAACTGTCAGATGGCGTTTAATGGCGAAGTGATTGTTGGCGATTTCGTCAACGGAAACATATACGCGTTCGACTTAGATGTATATGAAGACAATGGCAACACGCAACGCTGGTTGCGCTCATGGCGTGCCATTCCAACAGGGCAAAATGACCTTAAACGTGCTGCGCACCATAGCCTGCAACTAGATTGCGAATCTGGTGTAGGCATATTAGATCAGTATTCTCAAGGTGATCTATCTACAGAATATGGCGGGTTAGTAGCTTCTGGCACTTATGAGCTAAACTTATATCCTGGGTTTGGTTACGAAAATTATATATATTGTTTAGGTGACCCTGCATTGCAAGGCGTTGCAGTAGGACAACTTGTATCGGGTTCGTATATACAAACAGGCACTACAGTTATCTCTATAGGTTATGATCCATCTGAATTACCTACTTATGATTATTGGATTTATTTAAGTTTACCTACAACTAATTTAACAGCAGTATCAGAAACTGTTAGTTTTTATGCCTCAGAGCCTACTCTAACTATCACAACCGAATCCGACGAAGTATTATCTATAGACGCGCCAATTACACTTGGCGCTGACCCTAAAGTCATGCTGCGCTGGTCTGACGATGGCGGCCATACATGGTCTAATGAGCATTGGGCTAATATGGGTAAAATCGGTGAATATTACAAACGCGTATTCTGGCGACGTTTGGGTATGACGCTCAAACTGCGTGACCGCGTGTATGAAATCTCTGGTACTGATCCAGTTAAGATTGCAATTATGGGTGCTGAACTGCACGCCAGCGGAACTAACGCGTAATGGCAATCAATACGCAAATCACGCCACCTAGAGTCGAGCTTGTCGATCCAAAGACAGGACTTGTCTCGCGTGAATGGTATCGGTTCTTTTTTAGCCTCTATACCGCTTCTGACACACCCGCAGTGCTGCCTATCAACCAAGGCGGCACGGGGCTGTCTGACGTTCCGGCTAATGGCGAACTTCTGATTGGTAACGGTAGCGGATATACGCTCAATCCATTAACCGCAGGCACGGGAATCGAAGTCACTAACGGCGCAGGCACAATCAATGTCGCCAATGGTGGCGTACTGTCTAACACAGCAGGCGATGGTATTTCCATCATCAATAATGTCGGCAACAGCATCATTGGCGCTAATGCCCATGAAGCCTATGCCATGTTCTATAGCACAGCTAATCAGAACGATGGCTCGACAACTGACGCGTATCCGATAGACTACACTGACACGGCGTACAGCAAGAACATTACACTTGCCAGCCAGACGGCGGTATTTACCGCCTCCATCGGCCCTGCCAGCACTACAATGACTGTAACGGCAGTAACTTCAGGCACAATCATTCCTGGCATGGACTTGACGGGTACGGGCGTGACCGCCGGTACGCACGTTGTCACGCAGTTGACGGGTACGACCGGAAGTACGGGAACGTATCAGGTCAGTACATCGCAGACTGTGGCGTCTACAACGATCACAGGGACTGTGGCGTCCAGAATCACATTTGGGCTGGCTGGGCTGTACAACATTCAATTTAGTATGCAATTCGTCAATACAAATATTGCCGTCCACGATATTGACATTTGGTTCCGTAAAAACGGCACGGATATTGCTGAAACTAATAGTCAGTTTTCTGTTCCTGCAAAACACGCGCTTGTGGACGGACACGCCCTTGGCGTCGCCAATCTGTTCGTTGATGTGATTGCGGGCGACTATGTGGAACTAATGTGGCACACTAATGACACAGGCGCTACAATCCAGTATATTGGCCCCCAGACCGCGCCTACGCGCCCTGGCACGCCCTCGGTTATTGTCACCGTAGCCCCAGCCGCACCGCCGGTATTGCAGGGTACATATTTATGACCGATGTAATAGAGCAAAACTTTTTTGCGTTAGATAAGCCCTTGACAGATAGGGTAAATGCGCTTAAGACGGAATTGCTCAAGATGGAACAAATAGACCTGCCAACGCAGCATTTGTTTCACGGCGGCATGTATTGTCGTCAAGTTTGGCGGCCAGCGGGTTGTACGATTGTAGGCAAAGTGCACAAGAAAGAGCACTTTTATATGGTCGTTGAAGGAACTGTGATTGTAACCACAGACGAAGGGGCGCAGGAACTAACTGCGCCTGCTTTGCTTTGTTCTAAACCTGGCACGCAACGGGCGGTATTTGCGGTAACAGATGCGATGTGCATGACAATCCATCGGGCTGATGCCAACACAGTTGAAGGCGCAGCAGATGAATTAGTTGAGGATGATCCTGACAGTATGTTCGACGCACTGAACAACTTGAAAGATAAACAGATTGAGGTGAAGTTATGACTTGGGCAGTAACAGCGGCAACCGTTGGGCAGATAGGCAGTAGTTTACTTGGCGGCGCATCTGCACGTAAACAAGCGGAAGCTCAGGCAAGAGCGCTTGCAGAAGCTAAAGGGCAAGTTGGTCAAGCCTATCAGACTAGCAAAGGCTACTACGATCCGTACTATCAAACAGGTACGGCTGCCAGCAATCGGCTTGCCGAACTGATGGGTATTGGCGGTAGCACTGCTGCACCTGGTTACGGCTCAATGATGCGTGACTTCAGCATGGCTGATTATCAACAAGACCCTGGATATCAGTTCCGTCTACAAGAAGGGCTAAAAGCACTTCAAGGTAGAGCCAGTGCTCGTGGTGGTCTGCTGTCCGGCGCTACGATTCGTGGCGGTCAGAAGTATGCACAAGATGTTGCCTCACAAGAGTATGGCAACGCTTATGATCGTTATATGGCGCAAAATTTACAGCGATATAACATGCTTCGTGGACAACAGCAGACCGGCTATCAGGCTGGTGGCGATCTAGCTAATCTCAGCACAGGCTATGGCGCAAACATGGCGAATTTTGCTTTGGGTCAAGGTGGGATTGATGCTGCTAAGACAGGAAGTCAATACAAAATGTACGGCGATATTCTTGGTTCAGTAACTAATGCTTTAGGTTCTTACATGGGTGGTAAAATGCCTTCTGCTGGCGGCGGCAGTGCAGGCGGCGGGTCAACTTATGGCGGGTATGGTAGCTATGATCTAAACAACCCATTTAGCACTAGCTGGGGTAAATAATAATGCCAGAAGTTAACTTTAATCTTTTAGCTCCTACCGCTGACCTTTACTCTGGTCCACAAGTCCAGATGGACCCAGTAGCCGCCTACGAAAAGGCTAAGGCTACTCGTCAGTCGAATATGCTTGCACAGCTATACGCCAAGCACTACGACCCACAAACAGGTGGCGTGAACTATAATGCGTTGATCCCAGAGGCCGCGCAGAGCGGGCTGGATGTCTCTCAGCTTATGCCTGGTGTTCGTGAGCAGCAAGAGAACATGGCGAGCATCGCTCAAAAGCGTGCGTTACAGCAACAGGAAGAAGCGACAGCAGCGGCTAAACAGCAGGAAATTGATCAAGCCAAAATGAAACAGTTGGCTACAGAATCTTATGGCCGTTTTCGCAGTGTAAAAAATGCTGATGATTTGCTTGCATGGCATTTAGCAAATCCTGAATTGCCAGGCACTAATAAAGCTGAAAGAACAGCACGACTGCAAGCGCAATTGGCGCAACCAGGCGGCTATGAAGCTGCACGCTCTGAAATTGAAGCTGCGTTGCAAGACATTACAGGAATTAAGCCTGAAAAAGTCACTGAAACTGATTTAGCTAAATTGATCCGCGAACAGAAAGATTACAAGCCAAATTCGCCAGAATGGAAAGCGTATCAAAGAAAAATAGACGAAGCATCTGGAGGATTGACAGCATATCAAACAGCGTATTTAGCTCATTTAGCTGAACAAGAAAAACGTCTTTCAACACCTGCTACTGGCGGCGGTAAAACAACTGTTTCTCAAGAACAAGCAAATTATAACGTAAATCGCTTGCTAAATGCAGCCAATCAAATTACTGCTGCTATGACAGCAGAAGAAGGCGTTCAAAAACCAGGCTTAAAAGAAGCTGTTGTGAAAGGAACTTTTCCATCACTTACTGGCGCAGTACAAAGCGGGCAACGACAAATAGTAGACGCAGCGCAAACAGATATGTTAGACGCATTGCTATACTTGTCTACTGGCGCTGCATACAACAAAGAGCAGCTTGAAGGACAAAAGAAATCGTACCTTCCTAGCTTCTTAGATAAACCAGAAACTGTCGCGGCAAAACAGCAGCGGTTAATTACATTGATCCAAGATGCTAAGACGCGTGCAGGTAATGCTTGGACTCCAGACATGGATAAGAAGATGGACCTTATTCTTTCTTCGTTCAAGGCTGCTGGCACACAACCTGCTGCTGGCGGTAGTAATATTCCTACTGTAACTACGCAAAAACAATATGACGCGCTTCCTAAAGGCGCTCAGTTTTATGAAGACGGTAAGCTATACAGGAAACCATAATGGCAAGTAAATTTGGTGGAATTGCTGTTAGTGAACCTACGTCAAAAACATCTAAATTTGGCGGGGTAGCTGTTTCTGAAGCACCCACAGAAACCACGACGCCGCCTGATCAACCGTATCAAAGGAAATCCTTAACTGAAACAATTATGAATTTGCCTGTTAGAGCAGCGCAATGGATGTATGAGCATCCTAAAGAAACTGCTGCTACAGGTATTGAAGCTGCTTCGCAAATAGTTGGCGGTGCAGGTGGCGGAGTACTTGGCGCATTAACAGCGCCTGTGACAGGGCCATTTGGAGCCGTTGGCGGGGCTATTTCAGGCGGTGTTGCTGGCGGTACGGCAGGCCGTCAATTAACCGAAGCGCTTGGATTGCGTGAAGAACAACCTATATTAACTTCAGCAGGTGAAGCATTAGTTGGTGAAGTAGTACCACGCGCTGTTTTTGGCGGTGTGCCAATGGTATGGCGAGGGTTAACTTCACTTACACCTGCTGCTCGTGCAACACAAAGAGCAGCACAATTATCACGAAGCGCGGCGGGCGCGCAACTACCTGCTATTCAAGCTGCTAATCTTGCACAACCTAATGTATTAGCCAGTCAAGCTGCTGCGGATGTAACTACATACGCGCCTGAATATCAATCAATGCTAAAAATGGCAGAAACAACAGCGCAAGGTGCACCAGCTAAACAAGTTAGAGATGTTGTTACTACCGCAAATAGAAATGAATTAAATACGTTATCTGGTGGCGCTAGTGAGACTGAACGTATTGCTGCGCGTAAAAAGGCAAAAGATGATCTTAATGAATTAACTACGCCAATCCGTGAAAGCGCATTAGAAGCTGCGGGCAGAACTACTAAAGTAATGACTCAGTTGGAGCAACAAGCTGCTGGAGCTAGAGAAGCTGCCGCAGGAAAAGTTGCTGATGTACGTAAGTTTGAATCTTTAGCAGATCAAGCTGAAGCATGGGCTAAAGATTGGGCTCCTGGCGGTAAGCGTGAAGCTGGCGCGTTAAGAGGGCCAACTGGGTATACATACCCTGGTGAATTGGCTGGACGCGCAAGAACGGCATCAGAAGCCTCAGCGTTAGAATCTTTAGGCCAAGGGCAATTTGCACGCGTGTCTGAAGCCGCGCTTGCAAATTTGAAAGCAAGAGGGTTAAAACCGCTTAGACCAGATACTTTGATATCAGGAATAGATGCTAGATTAAAAGACCCAGAAATAGCTACTAATAAAAGTTTGAGCGATTCACTTAAGTATGTGAAAGACATGCTTAATGAATTTACTTCTAAAGGTGGCGTTATCGCACCAGAAGCATTATATGCTATTCGTAAAAACGGTATAAACAGCGCAATAGAAACCGCTGCAAAAGATTTAGACCCTAATGCTAAGAAAGCTCTAGCGGCTCAAGTCATGACAAGTCTAAAACCATCTATTGATGCAGCTATCAAAGATGCTGGCGGGTTGGAATGGCAAAAGTATTTAGATACTTTTTCACAAGGCAGATTTAACATTGATAAACAAGAGCTATATGGAAAATTAGCTTCTTTATATGAGAAAGCAACTGGTGAAAAAGCATCTGATGCGGCCAAGCAACAATTTATTAGCTTAGTGAATGGAAATAGTCCTAAAACTGTTAATAAAGTATTTGGGCATGGCGTTTATGATATTAAACAAGTACTTGGCGATGAGTATGGAAAACTCAGCCAAATGGCAAATAATCTTCAATCTGAAATAAGTATTGCTGCACAAGCTAAAGAAGGTGCTAGTGCATTAACTAGCCTTATGACTCCAGATAGCGGCGTTACTAATTTATTGACTAAATTGGTGCAAACAAAAGTACCTTTAACAGGAAAAATAATTGAAGGTTTGGAAGGTAGCGTAAGCAAAAGTACGTTAAAAGTATTGCAGAAAGCGGCGTTATCTGGCAAAAACATGAACCAGCTTCTTAACACCGCGCCGCTTAACGTGAAAAATGAACTTGCAAAAGCGCTTCAAAGTAATCCACTTATCGGCGGCATTACAACCGCAACCCTTAATCAAGGACAACAATAATGGACATCGACCCAGTTAAGTACGGAGTCATGTGGGAACGCGTACAGAACAATGACCGGCGTTTTGACGATCTAACTAAGAAAATCGACAAAATGGAATCTGACATTGAGCAGCTTCTAGCCCTTGCCAATCAGGCCAAGGGCGGTATGCACGTTGGCAAATTTATCAGCGGCGCGATTGGCGGCGCTGTGGCCTTCTTCGTGGACTGGCTGTTCCGCAAATGATCCGTCTGACCCCAAACTTCACGCTGGAAGAACTGACAGCATCGGAAACGGCTGTCCGTAAAGGCTGGGATAACACCCCTAACGAAAAAGAAACGGCGAATCTACAGCGTTTGGCACAGTTCTTGGAACGTGTCAAGGTTGTCCTAAAAGGCAAGCCGATCATTGTCAACAGCGCCTACCGTTGCAAAAAAGTTAATGACAGTGTAGGCTCTAAGGACTCCAGCCAGCATCGGCTGGGGTGTGCAGCAGACATTCGAGTTCCTGGCATGACACCAGATCAAGTGGTCAGAGCCATAGTGGACTCGAAGCTGGACTACGATCAGGTTATCCGCGAATTCGATGCTTGGACGCACGTTAGTGTACCAAACGTCGTTGGGGCAGCCCCGCGTAAGCAGGCGCTGATTATAGATAAGGCTGGAGCACGGCCTTTTAAGTAGGAGTAATGATGAATATTGAAGTCATTCTTGGTCTTCTGCGTCATGTTTTGACACTTGTTGGCGGCTATTATGTAGCTCAGGGCAAACTTGACCCTGCAAACGCCAGCACGATCGTTGGCGCTGTGACGTCTCTTGTTGGTGCAGGCTGGTCTGTTAAGCACAAGATCGGCTAACGCGCCATGAAGCGCATCCCGTCCAGCTTTCAGCTTGGCAGCTACACGATCAATGTCTTGTTGCTGGACGAGGATGCGTTTATCCGTCAGACAGGCACTGATGCCGCTTATGGCCTATTTAATCCTAACAATCTCACCATCTATCTTTGTCGATGGCCGCCAAGGAATAAAGGCGCAAAGCAAATCATATTTCAGACATTCTGGCATGAGTATACTCACGCATTGCTATGGGTGGCTATGCCAAAATACTATACAAACGAAAAATTAGTCGATAGTATTGGACACCATTTAGCTCAACTACACACTACGGCAAAATATGACAATTAGTAAAGTATCGGATTTAGACTTTATAGAGACTTGGAAAAAACTAAAATCACCTACCGCAGTCGCCAATGCACTGGGCATCAATGTCAGAAACGTGCATAACAGGCGAGCTAAACTTGCAGCGGCAGGGCATGATCTAAAGACATTTGACTTACACGACCGCAAGACCGCATTTTCCGCCGATACCGCAGCAGCCACACATTTTGAAAAACGACGCAGCATTGAAGTAAAAAACGGACATGTCGTTATATTTAGTGACCCTCATTTTTATCCTGACCACAATGCTGTGGCTCAGGATGCGCTTATAAAGATTATCAAAGACCTAAAGCCAAAGGCCGTGCTGTGCGGCGGCGATGCGCTAGACGGCACGCAGATTGGCAGACACGACCCCACACGCGGATGGCATCAGCCTGTATCATTGGCTGAACAACTTGCTTGCGTGTGCGAGTCAATGACAGCCATTAAGCACGCATCTAAAGGTGCGATCACCTATATGACACTCGGCAACCACGATGCGCGTCTGTCACGTTATCTTGCGATGAACGCACCGGCATCAGAAGGGTTGCCTGGCACTAAGCTAGAAGACTATATCCCTAGCTGGCCGCTGTCATGGTCGCTGGAGATCAATCAGAACACGATCGTGCGCCATAGACATCTAGGCGGTATGTTGCACATGCAAGCGCAGAAGGCAGGTTGTCATTACGTTCATGGGCATCTGCACAAACTGGGCTGCATGGCGATGCCACAGTACCATGACTTTAAGTTCAGCGTTGACTGCGGATCATTGTCTGATCCAGCGTCAGATGCGTTCGACTATACGGAAGATGGCGTGCCGCATGTGCAAGGCTTTGCCGTCCTGACCTATAAAGACGGCAAGCTGTTATGGCCTGAGTTCTGCTATGTTATGGGGAATCAGGCTTATTTTCGCGGTTCTTCCGTTTAGGGTGACAATCCGCGCACCTAAAGCGCGGATAGGTCGTACCGCCTCGCACTGGCTTTTGTTTGCCACATGACGTACACAGACGCTGTATAATGTTGTAGCCAAATTTAGTCATACGATTTTAGCCTTCGTTAATTTACTTTAGTTCTTCCATTGCAATTTCAGATAGCGCTTGCTTGTCATGCAGCGCCGCCCAGATACGTTCGTCAATCGTCTTATTAGTCAACAGCACATAGCACCATACATCGTGCTTCTGCCCGCTACGGTGCACGCGGCCTATCGTTTGCTCATATAGCTCAAGAGACCAAGGCAAAGAGATAAACACCATGCGAGAACCACCATGTTGTAGGTTAAGCCCGTGCCCTGCGGATTTAGGATGAATAAGTAATAGCTCGACGTTACCGCTATTCCAGCGATCGACTGCATCGTTATTGTCCAGCGTAATAGCTTTCGGATAACGCCTTTGAAGCTCAGCCAGTTCCTCTTTATAGTTATATACCAGTATAGTGGGAGCATGTTGGTTTTCCTC